CAAAAAAATCTTTAAAGCCGTAATTTGCCCGTTCCGGTTGTCGTGTGCCTAATGCGAACGCAGGGAGGAATGGCCATGCTGCGAATTTTTATCCTCGCGGGTGTTCTGCTCGTCATCGGGCTGATCGAGAGCGCCGCGGCCCCACCGTGTGAATCGGTGAAATCTCAGGGGGCCTGCGAGGTGCGAGGCGGCTGCGCGTGGGTCAACGTGAGTCAGGGCCAAGGCAAGGGCAAGGGCAACACCATGAAGTGCCGCACGCTCAAGCCAAGTCCGCGTTGAATGTCGATCGACGATCCGCTGTTGATCCGTGTCGCGAATGTGCGGCCGCATTTCGCTGTGCGGCATGAAGGCAACCGCGTCACGATGAGCTTCGATGTCACCGACGAATACGCGGCGATGATGTTCGTCGACAAATTCGAGCACGAGGTACGGCGGCCCGGCGACCTCACTGTGGTGTGGCAATTTGTGAATGGGGAAGCAAAAAGATGACGACTAACGTCTTGACCTCGGTGCAACAGCTCAAGATCGCCAGCTATGTGAATAACCGCGGCATCATGTTTACGCCAGCATATGAGTATTACGACGCCAAGGCACCGAATGCACAGAAGTTGCTTTTGCAGGTTCATATCCCATCGACGGACGATTGGGGATGGACATCGCAGTCGGCTGGCCGAAACAAGAATTGGTTGACCGACGACGCGCAGCTTTTGGCGGTCACCAGCGATGCGTTGGACGTCATAGAGAAAGCGCTCAAGTGAATGGCTAAACGCGGGCGACATGGGGCGGCCGAGCTGACGGTGATCGGGCCGGGCGGCATCGAGCCGATACGGCGGCCCAAGGCGCCGGCGTGCTTGACCGACGACGCGGCCGCGGAATGGACGGCGATTGTCGACCGCATGCCGCCGGATTGGTTTCCGCGCGAGACGCATCCGATGTTGATTCAGCTCTGCCGCGCGATTACGCGCGCGCACCGGATCGACACGATGTTGAGCCGCGGGAATTTGGACCTCGAAAGTTTTCAATCACTGCTGAAAACCGAGCAGACGCTTTCCGCCCTGATCGCCAATCTGTCGACCAAGATGCGAATTTCGCAGCAGAGTCACTATGACAACCGGCGCCGCCGGGACTTCAGCCCGAAAAAAATGCCGTGGGACGATTCCCCGGCTGACGCGAGCTGAATCCAACATCCGTTGGATCGAGCGTTATTGCCGCGTGCCGGAAGGGCCGGACGTGGGGCAACCCGTGCGGCTGCGTGATTGGCAGAAAGCGGAGATCGTCAGGATCTATGACAACCCGGCGGGCACGCGACGCGCCATCATTTCAGTCGGGCGCAAAAATGCGAAGTCGACGTTGGCCGCGTTTCTGTTGCTGCTGCATTTGTGCGGCCGCGAGAAACAATTCAATTCTCAGCTCTACAGCGCTGCGCAAAGCCGCGATCAGGCGGCAATCATTTTCAATGCGGCGGCAAAAATCATCCGCATGAGTCCGGATCTCAATGGTGTCGTGATCATCGGCGACACCGCAAAGCAGATCTATTGCCCGGCGCTCGGGACGCGCTATCGCGCGCTGTCGGCGGAAGTGAAAACCAGCTACGGGCTGTCGCCGAGTCTGATCATTCACGACGAGCTGGCGCAATGTAAGGGGCCGCGCAGCGCGCTCTATGATGCGCTCGAAACCGCGACCGGCGCGCAGCGCAATCCGCTTTCCATTATCATCTCGACGCAAGCGAGTAGCGATCAGGATCTTTTGTCTGAGCTGATCGACGACGCGCTGGCCGGCCATGATCCTCGCGTCGTGGTCTCGCTCTATACCGCACCGCTCGATGATGATCCGTTCGCCGAGCAAACAATCAAGAAAGCCAACCCGGCGTTCGGCGATTTTCTCAATCCCGATGAGGTCATGGCGATGGCGCGCGATGCGCAGCGCATGCCGAGTCGCGAGGCGGAATTCCGCAATCTGATTCTCAATCAGCGGGTCGAGCTGACGGCGCCGTTTGTCTCGCGTTCGTTGTGGAAAACTTGCGGCGGCGCGGTGAAGCCTATCGAGGGCATGCCGGTATACGGCGGGCTCGACCTTTCCGAGGCCGCGGATCTCACCTCGCTGGTGCTGATAGGCAAGGTCGAGGATAAATGGCAGGTACACCCCACGTTTTGGCTGCCACAAGATAGCTTGATCGAGCGGTCACAGCTCGATCGCGTGCCCTACGATTTATGGTGGCGGCAGGATTATTTGGTCGCCGCTCCGGGCGCCTCGATTGATTATGAATACGTCGCGGTGTTTCTGCGCGAGCAATTCAGCAAATATGACATTCGCAAGATCGCGTTTGATCGCTGGCATTTCGGCCACCTCAAGCCTTGCCTGATCCGCGCCGGTTTCAATGAACGCACTGTTGACGATCGCTTTTTGCCTTTCGGGCAAGGCTTCCAATCGATGACGCCAGCGTTGCGGACGCTGCAAACCGAGCTGCTCAACGGCCGCCTCGCGCATGGCAATCACCCCGTGCTGGCGATGTGCGCGGCGAATGCGGTGGTGCAAACCGATCCGCAGAAGAATCGAAAGCTCGTGAAAAATAGAAGCGCCGGCCGCATCGACGGCATGGTCGCGCTCGCGATGGCCATAGGCGCCGTGCCGACAGATACGGAAAAGCCGCGCTTTCAGTTCCTCACCATGGGGTGAAAAAGCTTTGGGGGCCTTATCGGCCCCCTACCACCTTTTTGATTTGATTGAGGATTGCGGTTTGCTGTTTTTCGTTTCTTTGCCGGAAGTCTTGGGTTGATCTGATCATTCCATATTCGATCGCTAGGTCTATTAGGTCTTGCTTGGTCATCTCGGTTACTCCGTTCGTTTCAGTATTTGTAGTATAGCCGAATACACGCGATAGTAAAGGGGCAATATTCGCCGCAACCACAGAAATATGTTGCTGTGGTTTTACTGCAACACCATGGGGTGAATGCCATGCCGATCAATCCGGGCAAGAATGAATCCAACGGCGATTGGATGAAGCGCTGTGTCCCCGAAATGATGGGTGTCAATGGCGGCACCAAGCGGCCGCAATCGCAAGCGGTTGCTGCGTGCCTCACCATGTGGCGCGACGCGCACAAGGACGGCGGCGAGGTGGTGACGCGGGCTTGGTCAACGCTAGAGATCAAAAAGGTTGACGCCGAGCAACGCACGATCAGCGGCGTTGCCTCGACGCCGGACACCGACCGTATGGGCGACATTGTCGAGTCGCTCGGCCTCGAATTCAAGAATCCGCTGCCGTTGCTATGGCAGCACAGGCACGATCAACCGGTTGGACTCGTCAAGCTCGACAAGCCGACCGAAGACGGAGTGACGTTCACCGCGCAGCTCGCGAAGGTCGAGGATCTCGGCATGCTGCGCGATCGCATCGAGCTGGCGTGGCAATCAATCAAATCTGGATTGGTGCGCGGCGTGTCGATCGGCTTTCGCGCGCTTGAACGATCTTTCATGGACGGGGGCGGCGTTCGTTTCATCCGCTCGGAGGTGATTGAGCTGAGCCTCGTCACCGTCCCGGCTAATGCTCAGGCGACGATCTCGACCATCAAATCGATTGATGAGGGAATGCCCACGGCTTCGGGCGCAAAGCATAAACCCGAAACGCAAAGGACTCCCCAAATGCCAACTCCTATTGCCGACCAGATCTCGGCATTCGAGGCGCGTCGCAACGATGCGAACGCCAAAATGATCGAGATGATGAGCAAACGCTCGGAGGCGGGCGAGACGCTCGATGATGAGGAATCCGATCTGTATGAGCAGCTCGAGATCGAAGTGAAAAAGCTCGACGCGCACATCGCCCGACTGCGCAAGCTCGATGAGCAGAATCGCGCAGCGGCGGTGCAAGTGAGCGGCAACAACATGGCCGAGGCCTCGCGCTCGCGCGAAGTCGTGACGCGTGATGTGCAGATGTCGTTTGATGCGCCGCTGCCGGCAATCAGCGGTGAGGTGCTGCCGCCACAGCGTCAGCCGGCGCATCAGGGCGGCATTCCCTATAGCGGCGACGGTGTGATCCGGCTCAAGCCGACCGTGCCGCCCGGTACGGCGTTCGTCCGGTTCTGCATTGCGATGGCGGTGGGCAAAGGCAACCGGTGGGAGGCTTGGCAATACGCCAAGCGGCGCACCGATTGGCACAGCTCGACGCCGGAGATCATGCACCTCTTTGACGAGCTGCCGAATTACGCGATGCGAGCGGCTGTGCCAGCCGGCACGACCTATGACTCGGCGTGGGCCGGCCCGCTGGTAATCGCGCAGAACATCGCCAGCGAGTTCGCCGAATTCCTGCGACCGTTGACCATCATCGGCAGGATCCCGGGCTTGAGAAGGGTGCCGTTTAATATCAGCTTGCCGCGCGCGACTGCGGGCACCACGGCCGGATGGGTCGGCGAGGCGGCGCCTAAGCCGATCACATCGATGGCCTTCGATACCATTACGCTCAGATGGGCAAAGGCGGCCGCGATCTCTGTGCTCACCGAAGAGCTGGTGAGATTCTCAAACCCGGCGGCCGAGGATGTAGTGCGGACCGATCTGGCGCGCGGACTTACGCAGTTCGTCGACCGCCAGTTCGTCGATCCATCGGTGGCGGCGGTCAGCAACGTGTCGCCGGCCTCGATCACGAACGGCATCACGCCGATCACGCCAAGCGGCGTCAACATGGCGGCGCTGCGTGCCGACGTGAAATTGCTGTTCCAAGGTATCCTGTCGCAAAATCAAAGCACCGCGAGCGGTGTTTGGATTATGACCCAACAACAAGCGGTCGCCCTCTCGCTTGCGCAGAACAGCCTCGGGCAGATCATCTATCCCGGCATCAACGCACAAGGCGGCGTGTTCCAGGGTTATCCGGTGGTGACGTCGGAAAACATTCCGGCTACCGGCGGCTCGCCGGCTGACGGCTATCCGCTGATCTTCCTGATCGCCGACGAGATCCTTCTCGCCGACGATGGGCAGGTGACGGTCGACGCCAGCCGCGAGGCCTCGCTCAACATGGACTCGGCGCCGGACTCGCCGCCGACCGCCGCGACCAACATGATCAGCTTGTGGCAGCTCAACCAGTTGGGCCTCAAGGTCGAGCGTTACATCACGTGGGCTCGACGCCGCGCCACGGCTGTCGCGTGGATCCAAAACGCGAAATATGCGGAGTAGCGTATACCTCCCAAGACTTGGGGCGGGCACAATCGCCCGCCCTTTTTTAGAAGGTTCTAAAAATGCCAAAAGTGCGCGCACTAAGATCGTCGGCCACTCACAAGGCCGGCGACGTGTTTGAATGCGACGACATCGAGGCGCGGATCTTCACCGCGCCGGACGCGCTCGGCGGCCCCTGGGGCGAGATGGTGAGCGAGCCGCCGCGGCAGCGTCACCGATTTGATGGCAGCGCGGTTGATCGACAGATGAAGGCCGAGGAATCGGCGCCGCTGGTCGAGGACGTGCACGAGGCGGCGGTCGAGCCACGCAAGGGCCGCTATAATCGGCGCGACATGCGGGCCAAGGACGAATGAAGATCTTCGGCCTCGACATCTCGATCAGCAAGGCGACCACCGTGCCGCCGTATACGGCGCTGCAGCCGCCCTACAATCACGACCGCGGCAACTGGTGGTTTCCGATCATCCGCGAGCCATTCACCGGCGCGTGGCAGAAAAACATGCCGCTGCGCGGCGAAAACCTGCTCAGCTATTTCGCAGTCTATTCCTGCATCTCGCTCATCTCGCAGGATATCGGCAAGCTCAACATCGAGCTGATGGGCAAGGTCGACGATGATCTGTGGCAGGAAACGGAGTCGGCCGCGTTCTCGCCGGTGCTACGCAAGCCGAACCATTATCAGACGCGCAACAAATTCATCGAACAGTGGATCATTTCCAAATTGATTCACGGCAATACTTACGTGCTGAAAGAGCGCGACAACCGCGGAGTCGTCGTGCGCCTCTATGTGCTCGATCCCTGCCGAGTCAAGGTGCTGATCGCGCCGAACGGCGAGGTCTTTTATGACCTCGGCCAGGACAATCTTGCCGGGCTCGAACTGGCCGCGACAGTGCCGGCGAGTGAAATCATTCACGACATCATGGTGCCGCTCTATCATCCGCTGTGCGGTGTGTCGCCATTGATGGCTGCGGCGCTGCCGGTCATGCAAGGCCTCAACATTCAGCAGGCGTCGAGTTCATTCTTTCGCAGCGGCTCGCGACCGGGCGGCATTCTCACCTCGCCGCATATCATCGACAACATCACGGCGACGCGGCTCAAAGACGAATGGGAACAGAATTTCAGCGGCGATAATGCGGGCAAGGTCGCGGTGCTCGGCGACGGCTTGAAATTCGAGCCAATGGGAATCCCCGCCGAGGAAGCGCAGCTCATCGAACAATTGAAATGGACGGCCGAAAATGTCTGCAGCGTGTTTCACGTCCCGCCCTACATGATCGGCATCGCGCCGCCGCCCGCCTATAACAACGTCGAAGCATTGCAGCAGGTCTACTATTCGCAATGCCTGCAGTCATTGATCGAGTCGATTGAATCGTTGCTCGATGAGGCATTTTTGCTCAACGTGCCGCCGATCTCCTACATGGTGCAATTCTGCCTCGCCGATCTGCTGCGCATGGATAGCAAGACGCTCATCGATGCGACCAGTGAAAGCGTGAAGGCCGGGATCCTGTCGCCCAATGAAGCGCGCCGCAAATTCAATCTCCCGCCGACCGACGGCGGCGAGTCACCGTATCTGCAGCAGCAAAATTACTCATTGGCTGCACTTGCCAAGCGCGATGAGCGCGACGCGCAAGCCGCCGCGGCGCCGCCGGCACCGGCACCGGCAAATCAACAACCGCCGCCGCCACCGCAGGGGGCCGTAAATGCCAGCCGTGTCCTCGCAATCTCTCGATCGTTTTGACGCCGCCACCGCGCTTGAGGTTGCGCTCGCGCGCATCGTTGCCGACGTGCGCAACGAGGTCGCCCTGCAGCGCGAGATCGGGCAAGCCGAAATGCGCGCCGTGCTCGCCGAGCTGGCGTCGGCCCGGCGCGAAATGGACAGGATGAATCGGGATTTCTGCGCTTGGTTCGATGCGGCGAAAGCGCAAGCGGTCGCCATGCCCGGCCCG